TAAATAGGTATGGATGCCTTCGGGGTCCACACAACACAAACTCGCTTTTAAAGGAGCTACTATCATGGGCACATTAGCCAGGTATCATGCTGCAAATCTTCCAGAACTCTTGGAGAAGATTAATAGAAACAGCATAGGATTAGATGATTATCTCAATAGATTTTGGGATAATGATGTAACCACCAATTATCCGCCATACAACTTAGTACAAATCAATAATGTCTTATCGAAACTCGAAATCGCCCTTGCGGGATTTAAGAAAGATGAAGTATCCGTCTATACGGAGTTTGGAAAATTATATGTGGAAGGCAAAAAAGAAGAATCGGATACTCATGGAGAATTTGTCCATAAAGGATTGGCCCAGCGGTCGTTCACTAGGGTCTGGACAATCTCAGATGATACTGAAGTACGAGGAGTTGAATTCACAGACGGACTCCTGTTGGTACAACTGGGAAAGATAGTTCCAGATCATCACGCTCGTAAAGATTATCTTTAATATGGGAAAGGGGACCGCTTACTTGACGGTTCCCTTTTTTAATAGTAGAATATGTAGAGGTAAAAAACAAGTATGACCATTAAATTATTGCTTCTCAAATCTGGGGAAGATATTATTGCTGATGTCTCTGAGATGTCATTTGGTGAGGATGAGAAGAAAAGGATAGTGGGATATTTTCTTAAGCAACCTTGTGTTGTTAAGATGAAAAAGCCTCATGTTACTGAGGAAAAGGGAAATCTTACAAAAGCAGGCTTTGAAGTTTCTCTTTTTCCATGGATGCCTCTTTCTAAAGAAAAGGTTATTCCTATCACTGCTGAGTGGGTAATTACTATGGTAGATCCTATAATTAAATTAAACGATATGTATGTTGAGGACATTGTAAATTATGGCAAAGACGAAGACGATCAAAGTGATAGTGCTGACGAGCAAGCAAGTTCTGATTAGTGAGATTGATGAGGTTCCTGCAGCAGTTCCTGGAGAACCTGATTGCAAGATGGTCAATCCGTTTGTTATCACCACTTCAGAAGAGAAAATAACAATGCAGGAAGGAGTAGCAGTACTCAAACCCTGGATGTTAAATATCACACAAGATGATGAGTTTATGATTAGTTCGGATAAAATCCTTACTCTTTGTGAACCAATGCCCACCTTACTTGAAAAATACTTAGATCTCACTAAATGAAAAAGTTTTACACCAATGTTCAACTAATCGGGAATCAATTCCTGGTTCGTGGTGTAGAGAATGGAAAGAGATATGAACATAGGGATGAGTTTTTTCCTACGCTATTTGTTAAGTCTAAAAGGAAGTCTAAATATAAAACGTTAAGTGGGGAATCAGTTGAAGAAATTCATCCAGGGACGGTTAGGGACTGTAGGGACTTTTATAAGAAGTATGAGGATGTTGAGGGATTTGAGATATATGGCCATGATCGCTACATTTACCAGTATATTTCAGAGAAATATCCCGAAGATGAGATTAAGTTTGACATCAGTAAAATTAAACTTGTTACTCTGGATATTGAAGTTGCGTCTGAGCAAGGGTTCCCTGATGTTGAATCGTGTGAGGAAGAGATCCTTGCTATTAGTATCCAGGACTATACAACAAAGCAGATCATTACTTGGGGAGTTAAGCCGTTTCAGAATAATCGCAAGGATGTAACATATCATCATTGTCCTACTGAATATGATCTTTTAAATCATTTTATTAATTATTGGATGGTTGATGTTCCAGATGTAATTACTGGGTGGAACATTCAATTATATGATATACCTTATATTTGCAAGCGTCTCAGGAGGGTGCTTGGTGAGAAATTGATGAAGCGTATGTCACCTTGGGGACTTTGTAGTGAGGGTGAAATACATCTTATGGGACGTAAACACACTACTTTTGATGTGGGTGGTGTCTGTCAATTAGATTATTTGGATCTTTATAAGAAGTTTACATATAAGGCGCAAGAGTCTTATAGGTTGGATTATATTGCGGAAGTAGAATTAGGACAGAAGAAATTAGATCACTCAGAGTTTGAAACGTTTAAAGACTTTTATAAGAAAGGTTGGCAGAAGTTTATTGAGTATAATATCGTTGACGTAGAACTGGTTGACCGTCTTGAAGACAAGATGAAGCTTATTGAACTGGCACTCACTATGGCATATGATGCTAAAGTGAATTATAATGATGTCTTCTATCAAGTAAGGATGTGGGATAATATAATTTATAACTATTTAAAGAAAAGGAATATTGTTATTCCCCCAAAGAATAAAACTAGTAAATCGGAGAAGTACGCAGGTGCCTATGTCAAAGAACCGAAACCAGGACGCTATGATTGGGTTGTTAGTTTTGACCTTAACTCTCTCTACCCTCATCTTATCATGCAGTATAATATCTCCCCGGAAACACTCAGGGAGGCTAGATGTCCCGGCGCAAGCGTTGAAAGGTTTCTAAATCGTGAGGTGTCAATTAGTAGCGATTATGCTGTTTGCGCTAATGGCGCTCAGTATCGTAAGGATGTACGGGGTTTTCTACCAGAGTTGATGGATAAGATGTATGGAGACCGTGTGGTTTTCAAAAAAAGAATGATCCAGGCAAAGAAAGATTATGAAAAAACACCTACTAAGGCACTTGAAAAGGAGATTGCTCGGTGTAATAACATTCAGATGGCTAAGAAGATCTCACTTAACTCTGCTTATGGTGCTATCGGCAATCAGTATTTTCGGTATTACAAGTTGGCGAATGCTGAAGCTATTACACTTTCTGGTCAGGTTTCTATCAGATGGATAGAGAATAAGATGAATCAGAAAATCAATAAAATTTTGAAAACTGAGAATGTAGATTATGTTATTGCTTCTGATACCGATTCCATTTATCTTAATTTGGGTCCTTTGGTTGAACGTGTATACGAGGGGAGAGAGAAAACTAATGAGGGCGTTGTCACTTTCCTTAATAAGGTGTGTGAAAATGAATTTGAACCTTTTATTGAAAGTTCTTACCAAGAATTGGCCGACTACGTGAATGCCTATGACCAGAAGATGGTTATGGCAAGAGAGAACATTGCTGACCGTGGTATATGGACTGCGAAGAAAAGATATATTCTAAATGTATGGGATAGTGAAGGTGTTAGGTATGAAGAACCTAAGTTAAAGATGATGGGGATTGAAGCAGTTAAATCATCAACACCAGCACCTTGTCGTCAGATGATTAAGGATGCCTTGAAGATAATGATGAGTGGAACAGAGGATGAGGTAATTGATTTTATTGATAGTTCTAGAAAGAAATTTAAATCTCTTCCACCAGAAGATATATCTTTTCCCAGATCCGCATCAGATGTTGTTAAATATCAGGCACATTCTACAATTTATGCGAAAGGAACTCCTATACATATACGGGGTGCATTGTTATACAACCATTATGTTAAAAAACATAAGTTGGATAATAAGTACTCTCTCATTCAGAATGGTGAGAAGATCAAGTTCTGTTATCTGAAGAAACCGAATATTATTCATGAGAATATTATTTCGTTTATTCAGGATTTTCCTCATGAAATTGGTCTTGACAAGTATATAGATTATGACTTACAATTTGATAAAGCCTTCTTAGAACCACTCAGAATCATTTTGGATGCGATTGGTTGGAATGTAGAAAAAACTGTAAACCTGGAGTTATTTTTCGCCTAATGGACTTACCTATTAACGACAAAGAATTAGATACTATTGTCAGGGCATTAGCCTTGGGTGGAGATGCTGCATTATTTCATAGACTTAAGGACGTTAAGGAGGTAAGAGAGCAAAATCCAGATGGACCTTATAAGAAAATACTTCGTGAAAAATATGGGATGGTAATTTAATGTTTTGTGAAAAATTGAGTTTGGTTAGTGGTGGGTTTGATCCCATTCATAGTGGACATATATCATATTTTAAGAAAGCCAAAAATCTTTCTGATTATCTTGTAGTAGGTCTTAATACAGAGGAGTGGCTAGCACGAAAGAAGGGGCAGTATTTTCAATCATGGAAAGAACGTGCTGAGATCATCAGACATCTTGATATGGTAAATGCAGTTATCTCCTGGGATGAT